CATCTATGTCGATTTTAGGGCAGGAGGCTCTTGGCTGGATTACGGATAAGGCTGTGGACATAATTAACAACTACAACTTTGAGATTGCTGCAGACAAAGAGAATGCCTGGTTTGATAAATTCTATAATAACCAAGAAGATAATCTAAGTGATAAGCTTGTACAAGAAGCCAATAAGCGCTTGGGTATAGAGGAAAAGAATGGCAAAGAAGAAGACTGAAACAGAAGCAGTAGAGAAGGTAGTAGAGGACAGGGGCCCAGAAGCCAGGGCCAAGGCGGCTGATGTGGCGCTTAAGTCCCTATCAAAGAAGTTTGGTGATAAGGTAGTGGGGTGGCTTTCTGATACCCCGCAGGATACCAGAACCATTATTCCTACAGGCTCTCTCCGCCTTGATGCTGCTTTGGGTGTGGGTGGCATCACCCTTGGCAGGTTCTGGGAGCTTTATGGCCCCCAGCAGAGCGGTAAGACCACGCTGGCGTTCTCCGTCATGAACCAGGCAATTAAGATGGGGCATCGTTGTATCTTTGTCGACGCTGAGCACTCATTAGACAAGGGTCTCCTAGTTAAGATGGGCATGGACCTTTCAAAAGTGGCTTTCGTTGATGCCTATACCGCTGAGGAGATTCTAGACGCTACTGAGGCTCTTATCTCTACGGGAGAGTTTGGGGTCTGTGTCATTGACTCGGTAGGTGCCCTTCAGCCTACTGCCGAGGCAGATCTTGAATCGTTCAATGATAACCCTGCAATGGGTCTCCACCCCCGACTAATGTCGAGGGTCTGCAGGACTTTCGTTCCTCTGGCTGCAAGGACTAATACAGGAATGCTCCTGATTAACCAGATTCGTACTAACTTAGGGGCCTATGGTGCTCCGGAGACGACCCCGGGAGGTAATGCTCTTTCTCACGCCTGGTCTGGTCGCATCAGGGTTTCTGGTGGTGCAGTTAAGAGCCGACAAATTAAGAACAGTGAAGGCGATGCTGTTGGCCATAAGGTGCGCTTTGAGATCACCAAGAACAAGCTAGCTGTCCCATTTAGGGAAGCTGAGGTCGATCTTATTTGGGGCGACGGGTTCCAGCTTAATGGGGAGATTGTAGATCTCGCTGTTGAGATGGGATTCATCGATCAAGCAGGTGCTTGGTTTAGCTACAATGGAGAGAAGATTGGCCAGGGAAGAGACAACGCTGTTGAGTACGTCTCTAATAACAAGGAGCTTCGAAAGGAGCTTCTAACTAATATCTCTAAGATGCTTGGCTTCAGCGTTGAGGCCTACACCTAAATGAGCAATCTTTCAGATCAAGTTTTGTCTGTCATACAGGAAGCTTTCCCTCAGATTAAAATCAAGAAGGAAGAGATGGTCCTGTACAAAGGGCAGAAGCTTTATCTGGATTTCTGGATTCCACAGCTAGGCCTAATCATCGAAGTACATGGTTCTCAGCATGATAAGTTTGTTGAGCACTTCCACAAAGATGGAGAAGGGTTTAGGGCATCTAAGAAAAGGGACCGTCTCAAAGAAGAGTGGGCCGACTTGAATGGCCACGCGTTTGTTGCGATTAGAGAAAAAGAACTTCCGATTACGGTTGAGAGATTGCTGGAGAAAATAGATGCGGCAACAGATAATGGACAGGGTTAATGATTTTTCTGAAAGAATGCTATTGCATTATGCGGCTCCAAATAGAGATCTTATTGTGGAGATCATGCAGTTTAACGCAAGCGATTTCTCGACTCTTTTAGATACAGACCTGTCCAAGTATATCCTTGTTCTAGGTCAGTACCTGGTAATGCTTCAGCACAACGACAACCTTAAGAATGTAGAGAGGGTTCTTCTTTCAAAGTCCCTTGAGCATACACTTAACGTGGAGAAGATCAAGGCTGATTTCCCTTCGGGGATGAAGACTGAGAAGGATAAGCGCGCTTGGCTTATTGCCTCTAAAGAGGATCTTTTTGAATTGGAGAGTGAGCTAATGGCCGTAGAGGCCGAGTCTACTTTAATCTCTGGTATGGGGAAAGCCGTAGAAGCTCTTTTGAATGCCTTGAAGAAGGAAAAGTCTGCCAGAGGGGAACACTCATAAATGGACGTTAAGGCCAAATTCGAAGACAGGGGAAGTGAGCGCGCGGTAATTGCTGCCGTCCTACAGAATCCTGATCTAATAGTAGAGGTACAGGCTAAGATATCGGAGAGAGATTTTCTATCTGACCATCACCGCTGCATCTACTCTATTTTGCATTCCCTTTATGATCAGGGAGTACACTCCTTCGATATGATGGCCGTGTTGGATTATGCGGACAAGCGTAACGTAATAGAGTCTATTGGCGGCGGCGATTATATTGATGCCTTGTATAGAATGGAAGTTGATCCTAGAAATCTTCCAGTCTATATGGACCTGGTTCAGGATAGCAGTGTAAAGTACAGGCTTTATAAGGAGGCCAGCAGTATCCAGAGCGATATTCTCCAGAACGTAGGGAATCCTGGAGAGGGTCTTACGTCTGCTGAGGTTCTGGCTCGCGCCGAGTCTAGGATTATAGACATCTCCATGAACATGAAGGGAGTGGAGGAGGCCATCGACATGAAGACTGGCCTCAGGGACAGGCTAGCCGAGCTTGCCAGCGCCCCTGTAGACGTCAGGGGACTTTCGAGCGGAATACCCCTGCTTGATAAGGCAATCAATGGTTTTGCTCCTGGAAGCCTTTCTGTCTTTGCAGCCAGAGCCAAGGCAGGTAAGAGTACTCTCCTTATGAACCTTGCAGGGCATATGGCCTACAAGCTTGGAATACCTGTCCTTTATGTAGACACTGAGATGTCAACGAGGGAGCAGCAGACTAGGCTCCTGTCTCATGTGGCCCATGTTCCAGAGCGCGCCATTGTAAACGGTAAGTTCATAAACGATAACTCGTTCTGCCAGAGAATCGAAAGGGGCTGCCAACTTATTGAGAATGGGCTGTTCCTTCACAAGTATTACCCAGGATACACCATTGATGGATTGAAGAGCCTCGTGCGTAAGTACGCCGCCAGGGAGGGCATCGGTGCCTTCTTCTTTGACTATATCAAGATTCCTGAGGTTAATGGGGATAATGCTTTTAAGGAACACCAGATTCTAGGTAATGTGGCTACCGCCTTAAAGGACTTGGCTGGTACGTTGAATATCCCTGTTATTACTGCCGCACAGATTAAGAGAAGTGAGTCCGGTAATCCAAAGACCCACTACAATGATAATGACGTTGCCGACTCTGATAGGATTGGTCGTTACTGCAGCAATCTATTTGCACTAGCTCAGAAGAGCTCTAAGGAAATGCAGGAGGACGGCCCCAGCTGCGGTACGCACAGGCTTCAGGTGCTCCTCGCGCGCGCGGGCGGGTCCATGTACAAGGGAATTGATCTTGATTGTCATTTCCCCACCCTTACCATGCGTCAGTCTGAGATGCAAGCTAATGGCCCTGGAGATTTCGGAGGTATGGATGTTTGAAATCTGGCAGCTTCAGTTGGGGCTTATTGCACTTCTAGCAGTGGTGGTGCTTATCCTATTCAAGAGGTACCCAAGTCTTAATAAGTATATCCCGTTTATAACGTGGGTTGTTAGACAGGTCCGTGTGTCTCTTGATTACTGGGGCGCTAGAAAGGTGTATAAGAATTCTGCCGATGTTGTCTACAAGTATACAGGGTTGTTAGAAGTTTATGCTTTTAGCCAATCTCCAGATGTCTCCAAGAAGTGGTTTAGCAAGTTTATTCTTGATACGTATGATAACATTGTAGGAAAGTCAGGAGATAAGGAGGAGGCCACCAGAATGGCTAATGCCTTCTACACTCTCCTCCACAATCACAATGACATTATTGAGACGCTGCGTGCATTGGACAACCTAAAGGACTTAGATGTAAAGAGAACTACTCTGATATTCATAGACTTCTTAGGGGAGTTCTTTACTTTGAGCAATCGTATAGATAGATATTTTTACGAGAGTATGATCGTAGGCATAAATAAGGTTCTTCTTGAACTTAAGAAGGGCGGGTTGGACAAGAAGACCACAACGAAGATTAGCGCCACACTCTGGAGAATGTTCCAGCTAGCCCGGGCCTATAAGCAGTCTAAAGATAGGAAGGGCATAAGTAAATCGGACTTTGAGAAGAGAATGCAGGCTGCCCTTTCAACCCTCCTATCTTATGTAAAGTAAGATGAGAACTATACCAGAAGACGTTAAAGCTCAAATTAAGGAAAGTGTAGATCTTTCTTCTCTGCTGTCTTATCTCGGATTCAAGATTACCAGAGAAACGAGCAGCGAGGTTAGGGCCCCGTGCATTCTGCATGGAGGGGATAACCCAACAGGATTCTCACTGAGAACGTCGACCCGTAAATGGAAATGCTTTACAGGCAAGTGCGAAATTTCAGGGGACGGGCGAGTGGAGAATGATCTTGTATCGCTTGTGATGAAAGTTCAAGGCATTCCTTTTATAGAAGCTTTGCAGTTCCTTTCTGACTTTTCTGGATTATGTATAGATGTAAGGTCTAATGACTTTGTAGAGGACGAGTCGTACAAGTACAAGAAGGACGCTAGGAAGTTCATTAAGCACGCAGCCCGTGCCTCTCGCTCTTCCAGCCCTGATGCTGTCTTGGGAGAGGAAGCTCTTGCCAGATACGTTTCCCAGAGAGACGATTTCTTTCTAAAGGAAGGATTCAGCTCTGAGACTCTGGATACGTTTGAGATCGGCGGCAAGAGAGACAATGAAGGGGTCTGGAGAGCCACCATCCCTATTAGGGACCAAAACTGTACCTTAGTAGGAATGAGTGCCCGTAGAACCGATGGTGACGACGAGCCTCGGTATAAGATTGAGTAT